TCAAATAACTTTCTAGCTTCATCAGTTTTTCCTAGATACCCCATCTCGCGTTCTAAATCGAGTTGGGCACTATTCTTTTTTGGATCATCATCTACAATAAACGCTTCATACATGAATGTAACTTCTTTACTCATAGAAGTTACTGTAAGTATGTCTCTCTCGCGAACTATAAAAAAATCTTCATCAGATAATTGCATCCACTTTGAAAATCCTAATCCTTTGACTGTTTTTCCGTCTTCGGTTTCTTTGATGATAGTTTGTGTACTAACTGGATTTTGTATGAATGCCAGAGTTTCCCCATTGTCTTCTGTAAGAACAGCCTTGCCGAGGATCTCTTCCCCATTGCTGAGTTTGAATATTCCATAAAATTCCTCATCGTGTCGTGCGTAATTAATCATAACTCCTTACTTTTACATCTATGATTTCATACTGAAATTTTTCTTCGTTATATACCTTGACTCTCTCCATCAAATGATTGAGGGTATAGTTATTACCCCTATCAGTGGAGATATCGTCTGCAATATCATATAATGTTGCTTGTGATTTATTTTCTCCTTTCCTCAGAACACGACCTATAGATTGAAGGTTCCTCACTCTGGACTTAGAAGGACTGGCGAAAATAACGTTATGTAATCTTTTGATGTTGATGCCTGTAGAAAAAGTCCCATAAGAAGCAACGATGATTGCATTATCAGATTGTTCAGTAAGCAATCTAATGTCTTCGCGGTCATCAACATCGACCCCACCATGCACAAAATGCACGGGTCTATCTGTGTGACTATTTATCATGTTGTAAAGCGGCACTCCATGACGCTCTACATAGTTGAAGAGGACTAGTGTATTTCCTTTAAGATCACATGCAAGATTACGAATAAATTTATTTCTACCTTCATGCTCTACAAGATAACCAATTTCATCTTGGTATCCTTCAAAGAGTTTTTCCTCGTGCTTCATCAGCACAATCTTTACTTTGAGTTTGGCAACATGACCTGCTGCCATCAATTGATTAGTTCTTGTTACCTGAGAGCATCTACCAAAGACACCCTCTAAAACTAACTGATTGACGTTTGCACCATCAAGTGTTCCTGTAAATCCAACACGATACTTACACCCATGCAACTTACCCATAAGAGAAGTAAGAGATTTGGCTTTGAAAAGGTGCGCCTCGTCACCAATAACAACATCAAACCTGTCAAACCACTTACGAGGTTCTTTATAGATCGATTGCCAAGTGGTAATTACCACCTGATGGTCCGTGTATTTTTCTGCCCCCGCATATATTTTGTGGCAGTTTTCGGTAGACATCCATCCGTATTCTTGAAAGTCTTTATACATCTGCTCGACAAGAGAAGTAGTCGGGACTACAATTAATACTTCTCTACCAACATTTACATGAAATCTAACCAATGCATAAATCATTAACGATTTGCCTGATGCTGTCGGTGACAGCAGGAGTCGCCTATTATATTTTAACGCTTCATAAATCGCTTTATATTGATAATCTCGTACCTTCAGATTCGGGGGTAGGTGCAGTGATTTTACGAACCCTACAACCGACTTGGGAGTAACAAACTCGTTCTGTTCCAATGGGTGACCGAAATACTTACAATCCTCCATCCGATATTTGTATCCCTTTTCATCCGCCCAGTCCATGAGATAGTCTAAGAGACCGCAATAAATCTCTCCTGTTGCTGGGGAATAAAGGCGGATTTTTCCATCCCACCCTTTCCATCGACGTTGTTTCTGCATAAACTTTGCAGACTCTACCTCAAAGGTGAAGAAGTCTGCTAATTCATAATTGATGTGAGGTTCTGCCTCAACCTTAAGATACACTTCATTCTTTTTACGAATAAGGAGGTCCATAAAACCATGCTACAATAGATTTACGTAATCCTGATGTTACAGGTCTAACTCTGTGCCACTGATCACTTTTAAAAAATAAAGCTTTTCCAGATTGAGCTTTGAAGGTGTCATATCTAGGTTCCACTTCTGGTTTATGTAGTTCCAAATCAAACTCGCCTCCTTCAAAATCCTCATTGAGAAAAAGTGACATACTAATCTTTCTTCTGTAACCTCTTCTATCATTTTCTGGATGTTCATCCATATGCCAATCGTAAAATCCTCCCTCTGGATAAATTCCAAACTGTAAAGGTTCTACCCCTACAATATTGAAATTCCATTTAACATAACTATTAATCTTTAATGCCAAATTTAAGATTTCTCTACAACATTCATCATCTCTAATCCAAGAGATTTCAGATGATCTACTCGATTTTGCATAATGTGACCTTACAGTTGCATAGGTTTCAGCTTTCTCCCAGTTTAAATCCATAGAAGAAATTTTTCTTTTTAATAAATTTAAAGTGGGTTTTGGTACATTAATAATTTTATATGGAATTGCATGATTCATAATTAAAATCCACTTTGAAATTTTTTCCATTCAATAGCGTTCTTTATATGATAAGTGCGATTATTAATCATACGTAAAACACCATCAAGAAATGATAGTACTTGATCTATGTAATCAATTTTAAATTGTAGTTTTGTAATATCTTCATCCGCATCAATAAACATTGTGATCTCTTCTTTTGTAGTAAGTTTGAGATCAAAAGGCATCTCTTTATATACAGAAGATGGTGCCTTACCTTTGTAGTACAACCACTTCTCTTTGATAAGACGTCTCATTTCAATCTCTCTTTCTTTTTTCATTAGAGAGTATGTATTATGAAACTCCATGTATTTCATATGGAGTTGAGGAATTGCTAGAGAGTCATTATCATGAAGATCATCATCCAGTACGGAATCAGTCTTCCACATTTTTTGTAGATTTTCCAGATTCATAACGATATTTAAGTGCTTGTAAATGCCACGCTTGTGATAAACTCTTGGGTCCTTCTTTTAGAAGTGTTCGTTCTTCAACAGTAAGAACACAATGATCAAGCATGTACTGTTTCCATTCTATCATCTTCTTGTCTGACTGTTCACATTTCTGATTTCATACAAAGTATACTTGAAAGTTGCTGTTGCTGTGAAATAATCATTATCACTTCCAGTTACATCAAAATCAAGAGTTGATAAACTAGTAGGAAACAAATCTTTGAAGATAACATCAAAATTTGCATTATTACTATTGTTTAAAACTTGCAAAGTTGCATCAGAAAATCTAGGATCTTGTGTTGGTGAATCTTGATTAGATTCTCTCCAGATTTTTCTTTCTTCAAAATCCTGTGGTGTGCCTAATGCTCTCATCCAATTATGAATTTGCATATAATTTCTCAAGTCCTCATCAACAATAAATTCTACTGAGAAATCACTGTATACCATGTTTCCTTCTACTGGAATGGGAACTAAACCTCTAGTAGGAATGTTCACATTACCCAAAGACACTGTAGGTATCTCTGCTTTTTGACACAAAAACGAAACCTTTTGTGCTTTATCGAGAATGAATAAAAACCCGATCGGAGACAAAAAATTTCTATTTGTTAATTGATCCTGATACCAGTTTGCCATGTTTTAATATTTTGATTCTAACCAACCAGTTGCTACGTATTTATCTTCCTTGAGAGGTGGATTACCTCTATGGGCATGTGTGAAATTAACAGGCCAAATTAATATAGTTCCTTTTTTAGGTTGTATTCTTTTACCATAATAAAGAAACTCAGTTTCACCTCCATCTTTAATATCATTCAAATAAATCATCCATACTAATTTTCTTCTATGCATATTAGCTGGCATTCCATCTTCAGAATGCCATACATGATAACCTTCACCAGGTCTAGTTTTTTGAACAAGAGTTGATGTATTTTGTAATTCAAAGCATCTCAAAATTTCATATTGTTCCAGGTATAAGTCAAGACACTCTCCTAAACATTGATTTAAAGATTTGGTTAATGCCTCAAATGGTGGGAGATTGAAAATTTTAGAGTTATATGATAATTCAATTCTAGCATCTTTTGCATGATGTACATTATTCGATGATTTTTTATCAGGTTCAAACTCATCTCTAGGTTTTAAACCTACATTATTGTTTTCACAATAGTGGAAAAAATCAATAATAGTCGAACAGTCATATCTAGTTTGATAGATTCCAATAAAATCTTCATAAGAAGATTTAATAATAAGAGACATTATATAGAACCGTAGTTAAAATTATTTAGGTATAAAAAAAGAGGGTCTATTGACCCTCTTGAGCAACTTCCTTCACACGGTAGTTTTATTTATATTGGTTTTAGATCATAGGAGTATCCTCTTACAAATGGATTTACAAACATGCTGACCCAAGACATCACATTCAATCAAGCACTCGTAGTAATCGTTGATTTTTTGACTTTCGACCTCGTAATTATCTACAGTAGATTCAAAGTGACGCCATTCATCTAATTGA